GGAGTAAGGCTGCAGGGCGGGGCATGACGGGATGGGTAGCGGTGGAGTGGTTGCCGGGGTGAGCCCCCGGCGGGCTGGGGGTGGGGTCAGCGGATGTGGTAGTTGCCGTTGGCCCAGCTGATCACCTCCTGCTCTGTCATGGCGCGCTGTGGTGCGCCGGTGCCGAAGGCGAAGAACTGACGGCCTTGGCTGTCGGCAGGGACGGTGGCGATGTTCTTGCGGAGCTTGACTTGCTCAAGGGTCGTGAAGGTCATGGCTGGCAGTGAGTGGCGGAGCGCTTCGGCTCCTGTCCCCATACCTTAGCGCGTCCCTTACGGTCTGGCGCGGTAGGTCGTGGCCGGTTAACCGATCGTCACACTTCCGTCAGCAGCTCGCGGAACTGCTCCAGGGTCATCACCACGAACTGCTCAGCCGGGTCCGTCGTGCCCTTGCGCTTCACCACCAGGGCATGCAGGCGCTTGCCTGCGTTCTGCTGCTGCTCCATCGCATCGCGCAGCCAGGCACCGAGACTCAGCGTGCGGCAGTTCTTGCACTGGATTGCCGCACGCTGAGTCCACAGGTCGCCGCGATCTAGGGTGGCGCCAGCGGGGATGCGCTCGCAGGGCATGCGCTCTGCCAGGTAGTCAGCGATCAGTCGCTCGAAGGCGCCGCCCTTGCGCTTCTGGGGATTGGCCATCAGATCAGACGCCGAGCCGTGCGGCGAGTCGCTGCAGTGCAGTCTGAGGGCAGCAGCTACTCTCCAGCTCGCTGCCATCGGGCGCATAGATCGCGTTGCGCTGATATGGCTCCAGCGTGATCGGCGGGTCGTAGGTGGGCATGGGCAGAGGCGGCACCCACTCGCGGCGCCACCAGGCCACCACGGCGCCATGGAGCAGCACGGCACGTTGAGCCTCACCCGGCTGCGCCTGAGCGTCAGTGCGGGGCAGCCAGTCGCCGAACGTGAACGGACAGGGCGGCAGGGGCGCCGCTGCGGGCGCTGCAGGTTGCGGGGCGGGTGTGGGCACCGGCGAGGAGGTTGAGGCGCCTTCCTGGGCCACAGCGGCGCGTAGCTGCTGAAGGACGTTCACGACATAGCAGCGGGTAGGGGCATCCTACCGGCAGATGCACCCATCAGCACGAAACCACCGGATTTCGGGGGGTTGGGGCTGTTTTGGGACTTTGGGACACCTTGGGACAGCCCTGTCCCAAAGCAGAAGCCGCATCAGCACTGGCAGGTTGGTCGTGTTTTGGGACTTTGGGACACCTCTAGGGGCACTTCCATCCATACCCATGGGACTAGGTACTAATACTTAAATAAATAATAGAAAAGGTATTTTCTTAGGGGCTGTCCCAAAGTCCCAAAACCTGCCCAGATCCGTTGTGCTGCAGTCGATCTGCTCTGGGACACTTCTGTCCCAAACTGTCCCAAATGTCCCAAAACGCTGCAGGGGCGCCCACGCCAGCACCCTCCCCAGCGCCTGAAACTGCAGGCAGGGACAGGACTGCCGCTGCATGGGCAGCCGCTCAGCAGCTTTGGGACACGTCCCAAAAGGGCGTCAGCCCAACTGACACCCTCAGTTGAAATGAGGGTTGCCGGGATTTCCGGCCACGGTGGAGTGACGCGGCTCAGTCGCCAGGTGGCACCCACTCCACGGTCTTGCCTTTGCGGATTACCTGCCCGCAGTCGGGCGTTTCGGCCACGACGGACAGCAGCCAGGTGCGCACCTCAGCGGCAGGTGTGCGGCGAGCCGGCAGGCACCATGCCCTGATTTGGGACTGGGGCACGGGACGGCTGCCATGGCTGCGGCGCCACTCTCGGCCCTTGTCGAGCAGCCGCTTGATTGCCCCACCGGCACCTGTCCGCACCGGGCCCAGCACCTTGTCACGCTCACGGGCGAAGAGGGCCGTGAAGATGATCGCGGCGCGGATCACGTCTTCAGGTATGGGGGTGTTGATGCTGAGCCCTGCAGATGCCTGCCTGATTGCGTGAATGGCTAGAGCGATGCGGAGGGTGGCGCCGCGCTGCTTGCCCCAATACTGCCGGTCGGATGGGTCGCTGGCGGCGAACTTGAACGACTCCGTTTGTCTGACCCACTGCACCATCGTGGCCTTGGCGTCCTCGGCCACGGTGATGATGATCGGCTCGCCGTCTTCGCCGATCGGCAGCTTTGACGCGGCGGCGTCCAGCTGCTTGTAGAGGTTGGTGATCGCAGGGGCGATCAGCACGGTTGAATCCTGATAGTCGTAGGCCCACTCGCCCAGGTCAAACATCAGAAAGCGGCTCCACAGGCCGTCGGCGTCCGCCATGCCCTCGTTTGCCTCAGCGTCCGCTTTCCACAGGCCTTCCAGCCGCGCTGGCTGCAAGCTGCCGAACAGGGATACGGCAGGGTTGGGCACGAAGATGGAATCGCGCCCAACCCGGTCGGTGATGATCTGCTCCCCGGGGTAAAGGCTGAGCCACTTCGCCCGATCGCTGCGGTTTGGTGCGCGGCATAGCTGGCTGAACCACCCGGCGAGCTCATCGTGCACGGCCAACAGTCCTGGATTGGATCCGTTATTGAGGATCATCTCGATCCGCTCAAAGGTGGCGTCGCTCACCAGTAGGTGCCGCAGCTCGGGCTGAGGATTCTCCGCCAGGAACTGGGCCATAGGGTCGCCGCCTGCGCCGCCCGATTCAGATGCCGCGGCCTTCGCCTCGCGCTCGGCTTGGGCCCGGCGATGCTTCCAGTCCGCGAGGGCATCAGCGTGCCGCCTGCGCTCCTGAGCCTGCCACGGCTTGAACGCCTGCATGGTGGTCGGGCCGGATGTTGGCGACTTGCCCGAGCTGGCGGTGGCAATGTTGGCGCCCCACAGCACACATGCCTCCTTCCATGCGTGTGTGGGCGTCATGGCCACCTTGGCGCGGTTGCCGATGACAGAGCAGACGCTGCAGAGGATCGGCAGCAGAAAACCGCAGGGCTTCAGGGTCTGCTCGCTGGCGTAGGTGTTGATCAGGCTGGCCAGCCCTGGGGGGAACGCCAGATCGATCGATGCCAACTCAGCAGCCGCGGCCACATCGCGATAGTTGCGGATCTCGACCGCCAACTCCTGGCGTTCGATGTCGTCGCCCTCGTCGTCAGGCTCCAGCTGCCACGGCGGCAGCTCCACCGGCGCATCAGGCGGAATGAACTGCTCGCCATTAAGGGGTGGGGTTGGTGGATCAGGCTTGGGCTTGGGCTTGTCGATCACGAACAGCGACCGCTCGCCGAAGCTGTCGTGATCTTCAGTGCGGACGTAGCCCCAGGTGCGCCCATCGTGGCCGGTGACGGTTTCGCCCTTCTTGCTGCAGTCGGGGGCTGATTTGGTTTCGCCATGGCAGCACCAGACCGAATTGCCGTCTTGGTGGATGCTGCAGGCACCGGAGTGGTCGCGGCCGCACATGGGACACGGCTGCCGCTGGCTGCTGTTGCGCCAGGTGCCGGATGCGCTGCTGTAGCTGCGCGGGCCGCGAGTGGCCTGAGGGGAGATGGAGCGGCGCGTCGGTGGCCGCAGGGGGCGATCACCGCAGAAGACGCCCTGCAGCAGCGCGAACCACTCAGGCGGCAGCGGCTGCGCATCAGCAGGTGGCTGCCCCGCCCAGGCGTATTGGTCGTCGTTGTCGGTGAAGTGGGATTCTTTGGTGTAGTGCTGGCCTAGCACGACGATCTGAGTGCCGTGCTTTGCGAAGACGGCGAACTCCTCGCCCTTGTCATCCGGCCCACCCTCGCCGATGCCGACTTTTACGGTCTTGCCGCCAGCCGCGAGGATCGCCTTCTGCTCGGCGGTGACGGTGTAGACCAGCTTTAGCCGGTCGCTGTTGCCGGTGCGTACGATGCGCCACGTGTCGGCGGTGTACGGCTCGCAGCCATGCTTCTGGCAAAACGCTGCGGCCCTGGGGCCGTCAATGTCGATGGCGATGTGGCCAGCGGCTGCGCCGATGTGCCAGCAGACGCATTCAGGCGCGAGCGTCTGCAGCTCGGCGACGGAAATGCCGGCGTGGGCCTCCCAGTTATCACCAACGAGTGGCCGTTTGTCAGATGCACCAGGGAGCAGCGGCCGAAAGCCGGCGAGCATTGGCAAGCGCTCTAAGCGCCAGCGATCGGGCCCATAGGGGCCTGCCGCAGCGTCGGCTTGAGGTGTCTGCACGGTTTCACGCCTTGGCAGCGAGGGCCTTGTCTGCCTGCTCGATCAGCATGCGGACGGCCTGGGAGCGGTTGCCCACGCCTGGGGTGCCGGCTACCACCCTGTCCAGGGCTTGGATGTGGGAGGGCCGCACCATGACATTCAGTGGGACGCTCAGCGCAAGGGGTTGAGGCATGTAGTAGGTTGGGGAGGTCTCTACAAGATACTACATGGCAGCCAGCGCAGCAACCAAGCCCGCCAACCGCTTCTACGTGTACCTGTTCCTGCGCCACGATGGCACCCCGTACTACGTGGGCAAGGGGACCGGGCGCAGGCAGTGGCATCCCCTGCGTTGCGCCCCACTGCCGCCGGATCCCGCGCGGAACGTCCGAGTTTTGGACGGAATGAGCGAAGAAGATGCCCTCGCCTGGGAACGACTGTTGATTGCCCACTATGGGCGAAAAGATACGGGCACCGGGATTCTGCGCAACCTTACAGATGGAGGCGATGGGCTCGCAGGATACGTTTTCAGCCAGGAGCAGCGAAACAGAAGAACAGAGATCAACAATCGACGGTGGAGTGATCCTGCCGCTAGGCGAGCGCTTTCGGAAAAAAACAAGCAGCGATTTACGGATCTTGACGCCGTTGAAAAGGTCAGGCAATCAAATCGTGCGGCGTGGTCTGATCCCGCAAGGATCGCAGAGCACAGTGCCCGCATGGCTGCGATTGCGGCCGACCCAGAGCATCGAGCCAGAAGATCAGCTGCGCAAGTCACTCGATGGGCTGACCCGGAAAAGAGAAGGCGACACAGTGAGCGGTTTAAGAATCGAATCTTTAGCGAAGATCACAAGGAAAAGATCCGACAAAGCATTCGCGCGTTATCGCCTCGCCACACATGGGCGGCGCCCGACGGCCAGCAGTTCACTGGATCTGCTTACGAGGTTTCGCAAATACCTGGAGCACCAAGCCGAAGTTCGCTAACAGGTCTCGCCACTGGAAAAAGGCTTAAATCACAAAAGGGATGGGTCTATGTCTGCTCAGCCGATAAGGGAGCCGCTTGATGTTCACCCTCCGCGATTATCAGATCAAACTGGCCAACGAAGGCGAAGCTGCCATGATGGACGGCGAGGTGCCATGTCTGGTCAGTAGCACCGGGTCAGGCAAGACTGTCATCCTGGCCGAGCTTGCCCGTAGAGCGCTTGCGCGTGGTGAGCAGGTGGTAGTGATCTGCCATCGAATTGAGATCCTCAGTCAGATCGTTGCCAGTCTGCACAAGCACCTCGGGCAGCAGGTTGTCATCTCTCGGATCACTGCCGGCAGCCGCCCCAGACTCGACCGGAAGGTGATCGTTGGGATGGTGCCGACGATGTGCCGCAGGCTGAAGATGCTGGAGCAGCTGAAGGGCTGCACGCTGCTGGCCGACGAAGCGCATCACGCCCCGTCGGCCACGTGGGCCAAGACAATTCAGGCGATCAGCCCACGGCGGATGCTGGGGCTAACAGCCACGCCCGTGCGGCCCGACGGGAAGGGGCTGGGCGATTCGGGTCTGTTTCACCGGCTGATCCTGGGCCCTGAGCCAGCGGAGCTGATGGAGGCCGGTGCCTTGGCGCGCTACCGGATGTTTGCCGCGCCTCATGCTGTCAGCGTCGATGGCCTGAAGAAGCGCTGCGGCGATTATGCGGTCAGCGACCTTGAGAAGCGGGTGGTGGCCATCAACGGCAGCATCGTTTCCGACTGGCGCCGCTTCAACCCGAAGGAACTGTCAACGATCAGCGTCGGCGTTTCGGTGGATCACTGCCACGAAGTCGCGGCAATGTATCGCAGTGAAGGTGTCACGGCTGCAGCCGTAGACGGCACCACGCCGACGGCGGAGCGGGCCAGGATCTTCAGCGACTTTAAGGCGGGTCGCATCACGGTGCTGTGCGCCTGCCAAGTCGTGGACGAAGGCCTTGACACCCCGTCCGCAACATGCCTGCAGCTGCTGCGGCCCACGGCCTCGTTGCGGCTCTACAGGCAGCTGATCGGCCGCGTGCTCCGGCCAAAGCCTGATGGGTCTGAGGCGCTGATCATCGACCACACGCCCACGTGGAAGATGCTCCCCCCACCTGACGCCGAGATCGCGTGGACACTTAAATCTGAGCCACAAGAACCCCGCGAGAAGCGCCAGGCCGTGATCGACCCCGACACCGGCGAGGTGACTGAAGGCGAACCGATCGAGACGGAGGTGCAGGAGACCGGCGCCAAGTTGGTTGAGATCACCCCCGACCTGCTGGCCCAGGCGCATCCGGTGGTGGCGCGGCGGCTGCTGAATGAACGCTGCCGGGCTGAGGTGGAGCAGCACGCCCCGGACCTGCGCCGCTGGCTCAACTACCTCGACGTGTTGGAGGACGAAACGCTGAAGGTGCTGGAGCCGGCGCTGGGGCTGCAGCCAGGCTGGGCACAGGGGCAGATGATGCTCCGCATGCTGCTGAGCCCTGCGCAGCGGCTGGCGGCGACCAAGCGGCTGCAGCGCTCGTGGGGTGGTGTACAATGCCCCCAACTGCGCCCGCGATGATGACAGCAGCAACCACTGAGGCCCGCAGTATCACGCTGCGGCTGCCTGCTCCACTGTTCGACCGTCTCAAGACGGCAGCAGCAGCAGACCGGCGATCAATGAACAGCATGGCGGCGCTGCTGCTTGAGGCTGAGCTTGATCGCCGCAGCTGACCCGGCCCACCAGAGCCGTTCCCAATCTGGCTGCCCACTCGCACAGTGACTATGCCTACAGCACGCGGGGCTGATGCCGCCCCGATTGATGAATTGCTGCCGCCCAACTGCGGCCCCACGTCGCAGCAGCTCGCTGCTCTTGATGCAGCGGTGGCTGCGGCCTTCCCGGCCTTCGGCAGCCTGGCCCCCAACGACAGCGCCGACATCAAAGGCCGACGCCACGCCTACCTGAATCTACCTGGCCTGCTTGAGGCCGTCCGCCCGGCGCTGATGGCGCAGCAGGTGATCATCGCCAACACCATCGGCATCGTGCCGGGTGGTTTTGTGGTGTCTACCATGCTGCGCCACAGCGGCGGCGGCTGGCGGCTGTCCCAGTTCCCGGTGCTCAGCTTGACCAGCTCCAGCGCGATCTCTGCAGCGGCCACCAGCGGCTTCAGGGTGAACCTGCAGCTGCTGCTGGGCATCTGCGCCAGCGATGAGGACGCCGCGCACGACGCTGCACCTGCTGCAGCGCCGCAGCCATGGGATCAGCCTGCCGCGCCCGCGCCCGCCTACGCCGCCGCGCCGCAGCAGCCAGCGCCCCAGCAGCAGCCATGGGCTGCCCCTGCTCCACAGCCTCAACCCGATTCCTCCGCCTACGTCTGATCCATGAAGTCCGCACGTGTCAACCTCTGGAACGCCCAGCCGTCCCAGAACTTCAAGGCCCCGATCCTTATCGGCAGCGTCGAGCTGCCTGCCCAGCTGATCTGGGAGCTGTCCCAGCAGATGCAGCAGGGGCAGGGCCTCGAAGTGAATCAGCAGACCGGCGAGCAGTTCTTCAAGCTGCGCCTTAGCTGCTGGCGCGGCACCGGCGAGAACAACGGCCCGGTGCTCAATGGCCAGATCGAATCCCCATCTGAGCGTGCCGCCTACCTGGCGCAGAAGGCGCAGCAGCAGGGCGGTCAGCAGTGGGGTGCCACCCCGGCTGCGCCACCCCAGCAGCCCGCCTACGGGCAGCCTGCCCCACAGCCTGCGCCCGCTGGGTATCCGCCGCAAGCGGCGCCGCAGCAGCCGCCTGCCGGGCCGCCAGCGGGCTACCCTGCCGCGCCTCCGGCGGCTGCTCCACCTGCAGCAGCACCGCCCGCCTGGGGGCAACCCGCCGCCGGCGGATGGGGCGGTTGATTGAGCGCCCATCGCCCACGGATCGCCCTTCTGCCACCGCAGGGGGGCATTTCATTCGATGAGCCCAGCCATCGCTACTGGGTCTGGTCGCAGCGCCGTGAGCGGTGGCTGCAGCCGCCCAGCTGCTCGCAGGTGCTGGGCCTGGCTGGCGCCAAGGGGTTCGACCCTGAGCACTGGCGCCGCAAGCTGATCGAGCGCGAGGGCATGCGGCCGGCTGAGGCCGAGGCCTACATGGAGCTTCATCGCAACGGTCGGGCGGAGATCGGCACCGAGCTGCATGCCCTGATCCGTCAGGAGCTGCTGGGCATTGCCGCGCCGCCGGTGCGGTTCGCTGAATCGCTGATGCTGCTGGCCACCTGGCGGCGGTTGTTCCTGCCGCAGATCGAGGAGGTGATCGCCTGCGAATCACCGCTGGCCAGCCTGCGGCTGTTTTATACCGGCACGCCGGATCTGATCGCCCGGGTGGCTGGCCAGTGGCTGATTGTGGATTGGAAGAGCAAGGTGTCCGCCGAGAAGGCCAAACCTGATCAGGCATGGCCGCTGCAGCTAGCGGGCTACGACCTGCTGGCCAACGAGCGCTACGGCATCCGCCTTGACGGGGCGATGAATCTGATGATCTGGCCCGGCGGCTGCGAGGAGGTGTTCTGGCCAGCCGAGAAGATGGCCCAGTTGCGGCGCCGCTACATCGGCCACGTCGCCTGGGCTCACGCCGTTCGTGGGGTGGGTGGTGATGCTGCAGCTACTGGCGCGCTGGCGCACGTGCTGCAGCTCCACCCCGGAGCGCTGGAGCTGGCCACACCACCATCAGGGCATGGCGCTTGGTCGGTGGCGCAGCTGCTGGGCAGCGATCACCCGTCACTAGGCGCTGATTGACGCTGAGCACGCGCTTGCCGGCGCATGTCGTCAAAGATCAGCTGGCGCAGGTATCCGGCCCTGGTCACGCCCCGCAGCCCCGCTTCACGGTCAAGGTGCTCGACCTGCTCAATCAGGAGATCGAAGGTGCAGTGGTGGTGGCCAGGCTTGACGGGTGTTGCGGGCATCATCGGTTGCTCAGTGGATTCACTCTAAGGGGTGCAGGATGGGAACCTATGATGGGGCATCACACTCGCGCCATACCATGAGAGGCCGCAAGATTCCCAGTGGTCACAGCTACGCGGTCAGGCTGACGCCTGATCTGGTGATGATGGCCAAGGAGTTGGGCAGCGGCTCGATCGCTGCTGGCATTCGCCGGGCGATCCGCAGCTGCAGCGACCGCGCCGCCAAGCCGGTGCCGCTGAGCATGATGTTGCGCTCCGCTGCTCATATGGCGGCGGACCTTGAAGATCGCGCAAAGTGACGCCCCTATGGGTGCAAATGGGGCGCCCATGCGGTAGGGTGGTGGGGACCACTCGCCATGCAGTGATGGCCAGCCATCAGGCGCCCTGCGCGCCACCAGGAACACTTGAAACCCTCCGGCAGTGCTTGGATCAGATCATTACTGAAGCCTCAACCGACCTAGACGTTCTGGCAGCGGCACGCAATGCCGAGCTGGATGCACGCGAACGGGAGCTGGCACTAGCAGCAGAAGAAATCTGCCCGCCGGTGCTGGACATTGGCATCAGCCTTGGAATTGAACGCGAGCGGCAACGGGTAATGGCATTGATCGAACGTCAACTCGATCACTTGAATCCTGGCGTCACCGTGATCGTATTGGAGGCCCTGCGCCGGCAGGTGCTGGAGGTGGAGACGTGAGTACCATCACGATGTGGCGTCTTATGTTTGGCAAGATCGACCCTGTTCAGTGCGCCAAGGTCACAGCCGGCTGCGTGTGGCCCGTCGAGCGCAACGGCCGGCGTGAATCGCGAGCAACCGATTGGTTCAGTTACCACGAAACCTGGGCCGACGCCCACGCCGCAATGCTGGCCAAGGCTGAGCAAGACATGTACGATGCCCGCCGCAAGTTCGAGCGCGCACAGGGCGAATACGACCGGATTAAGGGCATAAAGGCGCCCTTGGGGCACTCTGGCGGGGGGTTGACATGACCTTCCAAGCCCTATCTGAGCAGCGCTGCTCCAACTGCCGCTACAGCTGGATCACCAAGCCAGACGCCTTCTCCTGCCATCGCACCCCGCCCCAGATCGGCCCACGCGGTGAGCAGTGGCCAGCCGTCGAGCCTGATGACTGGTGCGGCGAGTGGGTCTCCCAGGAGGCCCAGCCATGACCCTCGCCATCCTCACCGGCCTGCTGCAGATCATCTGCGTTGAGGCCGTAGTCGGCGTGGCTGTTGTGGCCACGTCCCTGTGGTGGGCAGCATGCCAGCGGTTGAACGGGGAGGGGGAGTGATGCTCTGGTATACCCCACCCGCGATCCTCGCCGCACCGCAGGGCTACCAGCCCGCTGCCGGTACTGGCGGGTTTCTGCTGCAGCAGCCCGCACCGGATCTGGTGCTGGGCAATCCGCCGTTCTCGGTAAGGCCTGATGTTCAACCCTGATTTTTACCCGACCCCGCCCGAGGTAGCGGCCACCATGCTTGACCCGCTCGACCTGCGCGGCCGGGTAGTGGTCGAGCCCAGCGCCGGCAGCGGCAACCTGGTGAGCGAGTGCCTGAGCCGTGGCGCCGCTGAGGTGCTGATGGTGGAGCCCGAGCCAAAGCTGCGGGCGATCCTCGCGGCGATCACCGGCAGCCGCCTGATCAGCAACGACTGGCTGGCGGTCACCGCTGAGCAGATCAGCCATGTCAATCTGATCGTGATGAACCCGCCCTTTTCGGCGGATGAGCGGCACATCCTGCACGCATGGGCCATTGCCCCGCCAGGCTGCGAGATCGTGGCGCTGGCGAACTGGAACAGCATCTCTGGCCACTACCGGGGCCTGCAGCTCCAGCTGGCGAAGCTGATCGAGGGCTACGGCAGCAGTGAGAACCTGGGCGAGGTGTTCGCCGACTCCGAGCGCCCCACCCGCGTCAGCGTCGGCATGGTTCGGCTGACCAAGCCAGGCAGCCGGGCCGGGGCTGACGAGTTCGACGGGTTCTTCCTCGGCCCGGATGACATCGAGGCGCAAAGCGAAGGCCTGATCCCCTACCGCCGCAGCCGCGACATTGTGAACCGCTACGTCGAGGCCTGCCGGATCTTCGATGAGCAGGTGGCGGCCGGCGTGCGGTTGCGGTCGGTGTTGGATGGGTTCTTCGGTAAGGATCTGGGCCTGCAAGTCACGATCGAGGGCCAGGCTGTCACGCGCAACCGCTTCAGGAAGGATCTGCAGAAGCAGGCGTGGAAACACGTCTTCGATGAGTTCCTGCCCCAGCAGATGGCCACCAGCCAGCTGGCCAAGGACATCAACCGATTCGTGGAGGAGCAGAGCCGAATCCCGTTCACCGAGCGGAACATCTACCGGATGCTGCAGATCGTTGCCGGCACCCAGGAGCAGCGGATCGACCGGGCGGTGGAGGAGGCGATTGACAGCCTGACCCAGTTCACCAAGGAGAACCGCTACGGGGTGGAGGGCTGGGCCACCAACTCGGGCTACATGCTCAACCGGCGATTCATCCGGCCGTATCTGGCCGAGCTGGCCTACAGCGAGCCGCGCAAGGTGCGCATCAGGAGCCACGGCAGCCAGTGGGACGAGATCCAAGACCTGATCAAGGCGCTGTGCTTCATCACCGGCCGGCCCATCGAGGAGGTGCGCTTGCCGGAGCGATTCAACGAGAACCAGTACTGGCCAGGCGACTGGCACGACTGGGGATTTTTCCTGTTCCGCCCGTACAAGAAGGGCACCGTGCATTTCGAGTTCAAGGATCAGGAGGTGTGGGCGGCGCTGAATGCCCGCTATGCCCGCATCAAGGGCCAGGTGCTGCCAGAGCAGCAGCGCCGCAGGCCCACCCGTAAACCTGCCGCCGCATGACCATGACCCACCCCTACGACGAACCCTGGTCCTCCCTCTCCCCGAGGTCGAGGCCCTGCGCCGCCACCTTCGCCCTGGCGAGGGAATGAATGATCTGATCCGGCGGATCGTGGCTGAACGGATCAACACCACCACATCTCAATGATCACCCTCACCACCCCCACCCAACAGGCCCTGGGCCGGATCGCCACAGCGCCCGCCACCAGTGACCAGGCCAAGTGCACGCCGACACCCTCCACCCGGCTGGCCCACGCCGCCTGCCCCATGCCTAGCAGGTGCCCTGCGCCCTGCATGACCTGCACCACCGTTGCCCGCAACGTGGCTGCAGAGCTGGCGCAGATCCTCAGGGAACGGCACGGCGGCTCCAGCCAGGTGGCGGATTGGTTGGACGGTTTGGGGTGCAGATCGGGCACCCATCCGGTATGATTCCACCACGGGCGCACGCCCGCCACTCGCCATTGATTGCCATGACCACGACCGTTCTCTGCACCGTCCTGGTGCTGCTGCTGTTTCCGCTGCTGGTGCTGCTGTGGGCCACAGAGTCCCGCCAGCAACGCGCCCGCCGCTGGCGCCGCGACGGGCTCACCTATCGGGTGATCGCCGAGCGCCTCGGGTGCAGCCAGACCACCGCTCGCCGGCTGGTGGCAGCCTGATTATTCACCCCATTACGGGGACACCATGACTGACAACATCAGCGAGACGCTTCGCCTGCACGAGCTATGGCTTGCCAATGATTCAACTGGCATCCGCGCCAATCTGTGCGGCGCCAATATGTACGACGCCAAAGGGTTGCCAATTGCTGCAGATCATCTACAGAGGCTGCGTGCGGTTGCCAGTGAAGTGCTGGCCGGCCCTCAAAATCTTCACATTGCAAACTGGCATCACGACTGCGGCACTGCTCACTGCTTGGCGGGATGGGCTATTCACCAGGCTGGACCGCTAGGTGAAGTTTTGGAAAAACTTCATGGCCCATACATAGCTGGATTGCTGTTGTTAGGCGCTGATGCTGCTGAGCATTTCTATGACAGCAATGAGGAAGCGATTGAGTGGCTGAAGTCTGTTGCACAGGAGGCGGCATGACCACATCACGACGAGCAACAGAGACGAACTGGGCGCACGTCGAGCTGTGCGCCGGGACCGGCATCGTGCCGAGCTGCACGGCTGATGTGATCCGTGAATTGCGCTCTCGCATTGAAGCGCTGGAGGCATCGGCACATATTGGCCAGCTCGCCGCACCAGCCAATACCGAGGCCCGGCCTGCTGGGTTGGTAGAGAGGGTGGCAGAGGCGATGGGCCCCCAGAGTCGAGCTGCTCAGGAAGCCGGGGAACTTCCTTACAGCACAGCACGCGCCGCAATCCGCGAAGTGGCGGCGTGGCTGAGGGCAGGACTGATGCTGCACGCTGCTGAGCTGCTGGAGCAGGAGGCCAAAAGATGACAACTGATTTCCGAGCCCTGTGCGCTGAGCTTTACTCCGCAGTTCAGCTATACACAGGTCAGAACCCGGCATCTGCAGAAACTCCATCCAATCAGTTAGTTCGTCAGCTCATGGATGCGATGGCCGCCACGGCAGCCGCCCTGGCCCAGCCCGAGCCGGTGGGGCCGCTTGAGGTCGAAACCACCTACGGCAGTGAACACGCTGCCGCCGCCCAGCAGATCCTAGACGGTCGCATGGTGGTGGAGGGCACCTTTGAGCACGGCGGCGAGACCTATCGGTTCAAGGCCAAGCCTGAGCGGGAGGCCGCCATGGACGAACTCCGCGCCGCCAGCGCCGAGGCCCGGCCTGCTGTTGCTGGGTTAATGGAGCGGCTGGGGGAACAGGGCTACGGCAAGACCCATGCCCGCGCCGCCATCCGCGAAGTCGCAGCGGCCGCCAAGGATCTTCGGTTCACCACCGCCAAGGCCCTGATCGCCTGGCTGGAGAGGGAGGCGGATCGTGGCTGAACTCTCCCCAGCGGCTCAGGAGATCTGGGACGCCTTCAACGAAGCGGCGGAACGTGTCGGCACGTTTGAGGATTACGGCGACGCCCTGGCCGCCGCCTTCCGCGCTGCTGCTGATCAGGTGGCGTCCCCTATTCCAGACGACTGCACTGCTGACGTGTTCAACCGCCAGCTCAAGATCCGCTCCGAACTCCTCGCCCTCGCCACCGAACTGGAGGCCCAATAATGCCCCGCCTCTACCACGTCCAGACCACCCACGGCCCCATAGAGCTCTACGCCATCACCCAGGCCCAGGCCATCCGCACTGCGCTGGAGCTGGCCGGGCCTGGCGCCAAGGTGATCAGGGCTTGGCGGGAGGGGCACTGGTAATCACAAGCCCGGCTCATCACACTCCGAAGGCCCGCGCCGCGGCTGCTGTCCCCCACTCGGGAGCTGCAGTCCGCGGCGTTGGCATTCCTGGGCGAACTGCGCCGCTGCCGTGTGCCGGTCGCCGTCCGCCACGCTCACCCCGCCGCCCTGCACCAGCCAGACGGGGATGCCGTCGCGGATGATCAGCTCAGTGGTGGGAAGGTAAGCCATGGTTTAGGTTACGGTTGGAACAACACGCAGTCCTTGGCGAACCCTGGGCCCTCTTCCTGAGGGTCAGGGAATCCCATGCCGCAGCTCTCGCCATTCCACTGCTGGCACGACAGGCAGCTAGGTCCCTCGATGGTCGGCGGCGGCGCATCATTGCCCCATCGCGCCACCTCTGGCACCCTGTTGCGGTGCAACATGCCTCTCCTGATTTGGCGGACCAGCTCGGCGCTGCAGCCCAGCTCCTGCGCCATGGCCGCGTTCGAGCATTGCGTCAGCAGCATCCGCCGCAGCACCGCATCGCTGTAGCGATAGAACGGCCTGAGCGGTGGCGCAGACATATCCCGTGGCCTGTCGCCGACGTACTCCGATACGGCGAAGCAATCGTGACAACGGATCATCCGCCACCGTTTACCCCCGGAGTTGATTCGGGATCTGATTGTGGCGGTATTTGTTGACCCGCACGACAGGCAAGCGAAGCTCATTCCTTACTCGCCATCACCGTCAGGTCGCCGTTGTAGCGGCCACTCTGCGCATAGCTCACCACGGGCCGTTCGCTCATCAGATGAAATACGATCTGGCCGATCTTCATTCTAGGCCAGAGCCTGACCGGCCACAGTTGGCGAGAGTTGTGCAGCTCCAGGGTGAGCACGCTGCCGTGCCACCCTGGATCACAGTACCCCGCCATCAGGTGCTCCAGTCCCTCGCGGGCCCGGCTTGACTTGAGCATGAACTGCGCGGCGATGTCATCCGGCAGGTTGAACATCTCCACCGTCTGGGCCAGGCAGAACTGCCCCGGCTTAAGCTCATACGGATCATCCTGGCTGTGCCGGTGCAGCGGGTAGTGCACTAGCTCGGGCGATTGCGCCGATTCGATCAGCAGCAGGTCGCCAAGTCTTACGTCAAGGCTGGCGGGGTTGACCAGCGCCGGGTCAAACGGTGTGATCATGCCGCCTTCACAGCGGCTGCGGATTTGGTGGTCGGCCAGGATCATGCCTGAATTGGTGCAGACGACAGATGGATCTGTGGGATGCACCACTCATGACCATCACTGTCTACAAGGTAGTAGTGCGGCCAGCCGGCGGCACCACGACCCATGGCGGAGGTGATGATGGCGGGCTCTTGTGGGTGGCCGTAGATATAGACGTGATCACCTGGGCTGAAGCGCCAGGGGTTGGTGTTGCGGGTCATTGGTTGGCCTCCAGTTCGGCAAGACGGTTGAGGGCGGCGCGGTCGGCGAGGCTAGTGGTTACCTCGCCAACGGTGATGGGCGTGTTGCAGACCTTGATCAGCCACTCTTTCACCAACTCCGGCGGCACCTTTACAGGATGATCAGCCACGGCGCACCTCCTGAGCCTGAATCTCCATCTCTCGCACCAGCGCCACGGCACCGCCCACCATGCCCAACAGGGCGAGGGCTACAGCGATTACGGCTCGGCGATGGGCAGCGGCCTGGGCAGCAGCCTGAGCTCGGCGGGCTTGATCCTGGCGGAGTTGCGCAGCCAGGCGGTAATTAGAGCAAGCATGGCACCTCTTCGATGCTGAAGATTTCAGCGCCGGGGAATTGAATCTGGAAGGCTTCTCGAACGGCAGTACGACCCCACCCCTTGGGGCAGGTCCATTCAAGCTTGTGGATCGTTCCATCAGTCGGTCTCCGGTAGGTGATTCTGTGGGTGATACCAATGAAGGTGGACATGGCTCAAAAAGCATCTTCAGCAGAGCGGATGCACTGGCGGATGATCTCCAGATCGGTGAGCAGGGTATCGGCCATTTCCGTGGGCAGCGCTGGGCCAGCGTCCCATGCGTTGTCATTGATCGCGCTGGCCGTGGCTTTTGCCGCGTCGATCAGCCCCACCAGCAGGGGCATGAGGGGCTGATTGCGTTCGCCGCAGTCGGGGAGACGGATCAGCTGCTGCGGGTTGGCCGGCAGCGCCTGGCGGGCGGCCTGCAGGATCAGATCCGACAGGGCTCCGGGGCATTCGAGGGGTTGGGCGGCGGTCATTTGATACTCCAGCTCCGGCGTTGAATTAGGGTGCAGCCGTCGATCTCGTCGCCACCCTTGAGGGCGTCTTTGATCGCGGTCTTATTGGCCTCGATCTTGACACGCGCAAACTCCATGGGCAGATCCTCCGGCTCGCAGTCCACCACCACCACCGTGGATTTCCGGCTGCTGATCTTGTGCTCCGGCAGGTCGTACCGGGTCGCATCCGGGTCCACCTTCTGCAGCGCCGCCACCAGCCGATCCTGCAGCGCATCGGCCTGCTGCTCATCAGCGGCAGCCAGCTCAGCCAGCGCCTGAGCGCGGGCCTTGCGGGCATCACGCCGGGCGCGGAGCGAGTCGATCACCCAGCACCAGGCGTCGGCCTTCTGCAGGATGGCGGCCTTGGTGTCCGCCTCGGCGGAGATCAGGCCCTCCAGTGTGGCGGTGGCCTGTGCCACCACAGCGGGATCGTCGCTGAACAGATCCTGAGCGGCCTGGTCGATCTGTTGCTGGAGGCGCAGCGCGTCGCCGGTGAGGTCGTAGAGGGTGGTCATGGGCATGGCGTCGAGTGACGGCACCACCCTACCGCATGGGTTCCCGAATCGCACCCTATGATGGGGGCAAATCGTCACATTCGCCCCGGTGCCCGCCGCCTCCAACGCCTCCTGGTGGCTCGACTCGATCGGGCGGATCCCGATGCTCACGCCAGCTGAGGAGATCGAGCTGGGCACGGCGATCAGGCGCTGGCAGGAGCATCCCGACCCGTGCCCGCCAGGGATCCGGCGCCGTGGCCAGCGCGCCCGCGATCGGTTCGTGTCGGCGAACCTGCGGCTGGTGGTGGCGTACGTGAGCCGCAGGTGCCACCGGCTGGCCAAAGCCCACGACCGCGAGGATCTGATTCAGGCCGGGAACTTGGGCCTCATCACGGCGGCCGAGCGGTTTGACCCGGCGAAGGGATACAGGTTTTCCACCTACGCCTACTGGTGGATCCGCCAGGCGATCAACCGCCACGTGGACGCCTACGGCAGGGCGATCAGCATTCCCGGCAGCCACTGCCAGCACCTGAGCCGGCTGGAGGGCATCACCCGGCGGCTAGAGCGCGAGCTGGGTCGGCTGCCCACGCATGCGGAGATCGCCGCAGAGCTGGGCGTCTCGCTCAGGGTGCTGGAGCAGGTGCTTGAGAACGGCAGGGGGATCGCCAGCCTTGACCAGGTGGTTTCGGATGACGGGCTGGAGCTGGGCTCGCTGGTGAGCACGTTCGACCGCACGCCTGAGGACGAGGAAGAACAGCGCGAGCGGTGGCGGCAGGCGGAGGAACTGCGCGGCCTGATCGCCCGGTTGGCGCCGCAGGATCGGCGGCTGCTGTCCCTGGCCTGGGGGCTCGACGGTGTGGAGGTGCCGAGGGGCGAGTTGGCCCAGCAGGAGGGGCTCAGCACACGGGCGCTCGACACACGGCTGAGCAGGCTGGAAGCGGCGCTGGCGTCGCAGTCGGTGCAGCTAGTGTTAGTGGCGGTGGCTCGGGTGCCGGTGAAGCGCCGGAAACGCACGCGGCGCACCAGGAAGCGGTTGTGGGTGCAGTTGGTGTTGGAGGTGGCCTGAAACAGAAAAGCCCGGCGGTGGGCCGGGCGGGGTGGCACTCAGACCAGCTGCCACCGATCGAACGGTGTCTCGCAGCCATTGCGCGGAACCGTCACCTCCTGCACTTCCTGTGCCTGCGCATCCCACACCTTGAAGGTGGCGCTGGTGGCGTGATCAGCCCAGAACTCAGGAGTGCGGCTCAGCCAGATCAGCAGCTCAACGCAGCTGGCCCAGGCGGTGGCGCCGATTTCCTGCAGCTGCTCGACACTGCTGCAGAGCTCGGCGGTGCCAGCACCGCGAACGGTGAAACCGGCGATCCGGCTACCGACTTCATCAGCGAACACCAGCTTGGTGGTGGCGATGGCGGCGGATTTTCTCGGCGGGGGACAGAGGGGCATGTCAGGGCAGCGTGCCGGTCGTGACCAGCTGGCGGAAGGCAGCGGCTTGCTGTTGGCGCATGGCGTCCCCTGCGGCGTCCCATGCGGCGGCCCATGCGGCGGCCAGTGCGGCGGCCCTTGCGGCGCCCCCTGCGGCGGCCACTGCGGCGGCCTCTGCGGCCCATGCGGCGGCCCATGCGGCGGCCTCTGCGGCGTCCCCTGCGGCGCCCAGCTCTTCATCAGTCGCCTGCCCGTTGGCGTGGCGTTCTGTCACGTCCAGCGCATCTATTGAGCACTGATCAGTCATCAGGCCCTGCACCTGCCTAGCGCACCAAACCGCGTAGCGGCGCCAGATCGGCGCCAGATCAGGCTCAGCCTGACAGCACCAGAGGGCATCGTCAAGGCCGAGCGTGTCTAGCAGTTGCTCGTAGCTGATCGGCTCATCGCTGGGTTCGGTGATGCCGAGCAGTTGGGCAGCACGGTCGCGGCGCCCTTTGCAGGGATTGCACGCATCAATCCGCGCGGTGGTTGTAGTCAGTGGATACATGGCAGATCGTGGCGAGTGAACAGGTTGGCCAGTCATCAATCCCCGCCCTCGATCGCATCCGCCAGCGCCAGGAACTGGGCACGGTGGCGGGCTGTGGTGGGGCGGAGCGTGTCGTTAGCCGGATCGCCCAGCACCACCTCCACGGCGGCGCGGATGGCCCAAGCGTCAGATTCTTCGATGTAGGGGTGGCCGGCGATTCGCTGCTGCGCTTCAGCAAACGCTGCGCGGCGCTCGGCGCGGGTGGGGATGGGCATGGTGGTGGGGGCGAGTGGATGGGTGCCGGATGGGCTCCGGCGGGCCGTGGGGTGGGTTAGGCGACCATCGGGTGAAGGGCGGCGCCGCCGGTGTAGTGGATGCGGATACAGCCGCCCATGGTCCAGCCGAACGAGCGGCTGTAGGAAGGGATGCTGTCATCATCAGCGGGCAGTGCGTCGATCATCCGCTGGCGCAGGGCATCGTTGTCCATCGCGGTGGCCAGCAGTGCAGCTTTGGTCTTGCGGGCGGTGTAGCCGGCCAGCACCAGGGCGCCGTTGATGGTGACGGCAACTTCGTAGGCGGTGGGACGGTTGTGGCTGGATCCGTGAGCGAGGGCGGCGGCAGTCATGGCTGGCGGTGGAGTGGTGAACCTTCCGGTTCGGTCCCCTTACTGCAACCGATGGCGGACACCCTGACCACCCATCAGCGGGCCAGTTCACAATCTGTCACGCCTGGCGGCCCTGAGCCCAGCCATCCGCTGGCGGTTCGCCTCCCGCCCAGCGGGCGACCGTTTCCAGCACCTGCTGCACAGCGGCGCCGTCCTGCGGCTCCGCACCAGCCGGCCGCACTCGGGGCACGGCTGCGCTGCGTCCGGGTCGGGCAGGCCCCGCAGGCGCCGGCGCCAGCGAGCGGTGCGGGCGGTGCTGGAGTCAACCACGGCACTCCTCCAGCAGTGCGCGAGCGTCACGCAGCAGCTGCAGCGCCTGCGTGAGCCTCTGGTCGTACTGCTCGGGCATCAGGCCCAGGGTGGTGAGATTGACGTAGATCCCGGTCAGTTGATCCCGGATCAGGTCGTGCATGTCGTAATCGGTCATCGGTGTTCAGTCAGTGTGACGGGGTGGCGCACAGGAGCGCACAGGGGCCGATCAGGCGTCCCGCTCCATGGCGTCGAGCTGGGCGGCCAGGGCGGCCTGCTGGCGCTCCACCAGGGCCGACAGCCGGGCGGTGTGCCGAGCGGTGCGCTGGAGCCGGCGCAGGGCCGTGGCGGGGCGTGGCGTCCACCCGTCGAGCAGGGCGTCCACTCGTGCGTCGGTGGCGGCGGCCTGCTCCAGCAGGGCGTCCACCTCGGCCATCAAGGCGTCGGCGTCGGCGAGGGTGGCGTGTTCCATGGCGTGGCGTGTGGCGGGGCGGTGGCGGCGGTCAGACCACCTGACTGAGTGTGTCGCTCAGTGCCGCCAGGTGAGCGTGTGCAGCGCAGAGCGTGCGGCGGGTCTCGATCGGGAGCGAGAACCACAGGTCAGTGACCTGCAGCGCCTCGATCGCGTTGCAGGCGTCGGTGCTGTGGTCGTGTGCCTCCTCCAGGTCGGCGGTGACGGGAGCGGAGAACGCGAGGTTGTCCATGGCGAGTGGTGCGTGGTGCCCTTCAAGTGTGCGCCATACCGTCACGCGGTACCACACCCCGCCAGCTGGTACAGCCGTACCAGATTTGACCAGACCCGTTGCGCTGCAGTCGATCTGGCCAGCGTGTGCCGGTAACGTAGTGGCACATATAAGAACGAACTGGCACACACCACGCACACGGTCCCGGCCGCAACTGGCACACGGTCAGCCGTTTTCTGTATCAACCGAGCACAGAACAGGACCGCAGTGAACAGCCGTACTGCCGCTGAAATACATTGCGGCAACTGGGATTCCAGGGAATGTATCGGCGTGTACCTGTGGATAACTCAGTTTCCACAGGTGGCACACTGTCTCCCATTACATCCCGTTACAAGCAAGCGTGAGCGGATGTACTACCAACTGAGACCGGCTGCGCTGCAGTCGATCTCATTGATAAGCAGGCCGCCTGTACTACCGACACATCCAGATCGCGTGCCACGTGCCGGCCATCAACAACGCGCCCATCAGGCCCGACCACAGCGCCACCCTGAGCTGATGCTCACGGATCGCTGCGGCCACCAGCTCCCGCACGTCATCCCGGCTTACCGGCCCAGCACCTGGCGGGCCCACTGCTGCAGCGGCCCGTCCGGCCGGCCCTCGTTGATCTGCAGCGCCTGTTCCGCCATGTCGCGGGCCATGGCGTAGTGATCCGCCTTCGGTTCGCTCAGCGGCAGCGCGCCGTCCAAGGCGTTCTGCACCATCAGGTTGGCCGCGGCCTTCTGCAGCTCCAAGATCAGGTGCTCCTGTTGGTGGCAGCGCTGGATCAGCTCGTCCGCCAGCTGGTGCAGCTCATCGCGGTTCATCCGCGCTGCACGCTGCCGGTGGTCGGCCATCATCGCCTGCCTCGACAGGCTGAGGGAGAGATTCAGGCCCAGCATGGCAGCCCTCGCAGTGGTCCCCCAGTCTGACGACGATTTGCCCTATGTCACTGTCACGACAGATGCCAGAGGGTCAACCTGCTGGCTGGTGGTGGGCGGTGGCATGGCTCAAACCTGCTACTGCGGCCAACGGGCCATTACGATTTTCCGGGCCATGCTGCTCAGCCGGGGCATCACCGCACCCTAGACGGTCGGCGTCATCTGGATCTCAACCCCGCCAGCCCAGCGGGGATTCAGGGTCAGCCAGATCCCGCCCAGCGACTTCGGCATGACGATCCGCTCCACCGCCCAGCCGCCGGTGCTACCGAACTCGTGCTTGTAAGTGCCGGTCTGCAGGTGCCAGCGCTGCTCCACCCAGACCTTGCCGTTTTCCGCCACCCGGTAGCACGGATGCGCCACCATCGTGCGCTCGTGGTTGTGGCCGTTTACCACCAGGTCGGCATCCGGTGCGATCTGCGAATACCTGCCGCCGCCCATGGTGCCCTTGGTCACGATCCCGCCCCAGGCGCCATGGTGCCAGAACAGCGTGCAGCGGCGAACCTTGCTGTTGTCCTTCTTGTGGAACACGAACCGCACGAAACCCTGATAGCCCATGTGGTGGGTCGGCGCACCTGCATTGCGCATCAGGCGTACCACGTTCTCCAGCGGGTCGATCTCCTGATTAGAGATCACGGCGGTTTCATGGTTGCCGTCGCTCATCAGCAGGATGCGCTGCTGCCACGGCTTGAGCCACTGCGCTGATTCGTCAAATACCAGATCGAAGTAGTTGCCGCCGAGGTGCTCCGGCCTGATGTCGCCCTTGCTGCCGCGCCGGTCTTTCTTGCCCTGCATCAGGCAGAGCACATCGCCGAAAAACAGCGCGTGACCCTTGCGGGACTGCATCTCATCGAGGTGCTTGGCCAACAGCTTGCGGTCGCACTTCGGGTTGTCGAGGTGAATGTCAGACGCCAGCAGGAATGTAGCCGCGTCTGTGTCTGACTTGTAGGGGATCCGTATCTCCAGCAGCTGCGGCGAGAGCCTGGTGGCGGTGATCGTCACGGCTCATGGGCTGGGGATACTACCAGTGTGCGGAGTGTTGCCAATCCACCCATCAATCCGCACCTCCCGCTCCGGGCAGTGCCAGTCCTGGGCCCTGAACCACTCCCGCCAGTCGGTGCTGGACTTCGCCCCATTGCAGCGGCGGCAGGCGGGGATCAGGTTTTCAGCCACCGTCAGCCCGCCCTTGGAGCGCGGCAGAACGTGGTCAAGCGTATCCGCAGGGTCGGTGCAGTACGCGCATTGGTGGTCCCACTCGGCGAAGATTCGCCGACGGAAGCGGGCCTTGGTGATTTTTTTGGGCTGGAGCTCGGTCTGGTCGATCTGGTGATCGAAGGGCATCAGCGCTCAGCGATGATTGCCCATCCCGTATTGCTGCCCTCTACCATCCACCGTGGGCCGAAGTTCTTGCGGCTGTACGCCATGAACCGGGCCACGCCTCCTAGGGTCGCACCGCTCACTAGATCGGCCTCGCCGAAAGGGTCGTGCACTACCAGGTGATCTTTGGTGTAGCCCACCACGATCAGCCAATGGCCGCCGCCGGATGGTGCCGACACCGGGCCTCGATGCAGGAACCCCACCGGCACGGGCACGCCGTCATTGATCTGTTGCTCCAACGTGGCGAATCCGGCCACTTTGGTGAACCGGGCTTTGATGCCGTAGCTGCTCAGCGCCCGGATCTGTGCGGTCGGGTCGGTGGTGTCGCCGTAGGACTGAACCCGCTTGAGGTACTGATCGTCACCGTTGCCGCCCTTGAGGGTGCCGGGCCGCAGGTATTGCAGCAGCATGGCGCAGGAACTACTGAAGCACATCCGGGCCGCCTGGCTGCGGTCTGCGCTGTCCATCTGTGCGTACCAAGGCACCTGCAGGGGGTTGCCGTAGCCGGTGCTCTGCTGCAGCTGCTGGCCCACAAACAGCGCCACCTCTGCGGCACGCCGCCTGGTCAGGCCGGCCAGCTCGCGGCCGTCGGCCTTGTTCCACCGGGGAATCTCCGCCGGCACCACCAGCAGCGGATCCTCACCCGCCAGGATGCGGCGCCGCAGGGAGCTGTCCTGCATCGCCCCCACGCCCACGTTGTAGACCCAGCTCACCAGCGCCGCGGCCCGGTTTCCTGGCCAGCCAGCGACCGCAGGGATCGCCCGGGCCAGGGCGTCGTAGAACCGCTGCAGATCGGCGTCCAGCTGCTGATCAGCCTGTGCCTGGGTGATCGCCAAGCCCTCGCGGACGGGCTTGCCGCCGATGGTGGTCGAGCCCCATCCCACGGTCCACACGCCGGCCGGGCACAGATATGCCTGTAGCCGGCACCCCTCGAACTCGCGCACGATCTGCCGGGCCGGTGCCAGCCAGCTGGCATCAGCCACCGGCGCCGCAGGGCTCCCCTGTGCCCGCCACAGCTCGGTGAACACCTGGCGCTGCTCATCGCTAAGCGACTCATCCAGCGCCTGCAGTGCAGCCAGCTGATGCGGCGTGATGCTGCCCACCCTGGCGAGGTGCTCAGCAGCGGCGCGGACGGTGGCGAATGTCATGTCATTGATGCGATGAAATCTCGGTCTGGCTGCAGGTTGTCAATGTTGCGAAGCATCGATCCGTTGAACCCGTCCATCAGCCAGACGGGCCGGCCGGCGCGGACTGCGGATTGCAGACCGGCGACATTGGAACGAAGCGGCCAGGAGTGATCGGTGTCGAACACCACGGGCCCCTTGAAGCCCCGGAACTGCCCGGCGGCGATTGCCGTGGCAGTCGGCGACACCCAGTCCGCCCCGGTCCTCTGCATCCAGGCGGCCTCATTGCGGCCGCTGCTGGCGCGGATCCCCCGGGCGTAGCTCACACCAACCGGCTGGTCCGACCACTTCTGCACCCACTTGACGACACGCTTCTGGAACCAGCCCGTCGAGCTGCCCATCAATTCGTTGCCGACCTCGTAGATGACGTTCCTGAAGCCAGCCAGAGTCTTGACCACTTCCCTGACGTGAGCCCTCTGATGCTTGTTCCAGGGCCCCTTAGTGTGCACCTGCTCGTGAGATTTGGGCCCCTTGCCATTGAACGGATGGTGCTCCCATCCCCTGGGGAAGGCGTCAGGAATCGACCCCTCGAAGAGCACCACACCAGTCACCATGTTCCGCTTCTCGGCAGCGGCGACCTTCTTGCGCAGGGCATTGTAGAACTTGGTGTTCAAGCTCAGGTCTTTACGCCAGGGCACGTTCTCCACCCGGATCAGTCCAGGATTAGCGCCGACGAACGGCGGGCTGGAGTTGACGAACGCCTTGGTTTCAATTGTCCACAGCCGGGTGAAGTTGCCGGTCAGCCGGTCAATCGGCGTGCGGTTCTTGTTCACCGGCTGCACCACGTCCCAGGTGTGGTTGCCGGCCAGGGGGCGGGCATTGCCGTTGATCAGGAACCGGTCGCCTTTGATGGTGATCATTTCAGGTCGGGCAGGCGGTCGCCGGTGGCATGATCGGCGCGATTGTAGAGCCGGAACATGGCGGGCTTGACCACCAGCTCCACGGCGGCAGTGGTGGCCAGCCAGACCAGCAGGCCCAGCAGCAGATCAGCGGTTGGGTGGAGGTTGCTCATTCGTCAGGGTCGGTGGGCTTGCCGCGGCGGAGCTTCGGATTCAGTGTTTCGTAGCCCAGCTGGAACGCGCCGCCGCCCGTAGCGCCTAGGCCGGCGATCGGCAGGCCGGTCAGCCAGCAGCGCTCCACCTCCCCGCCAGCGACGCGGCAGTCAATGATGTAGGCGCCACCGGCGAGCATTGACGCCACCGTGGCGGATCCGATCGTGGAGATCAGGGCGGCGCGGTTCATCGGCCGCCCTCCGCCCGGCGCTCCACGTCGCGCAGCCGTTCCTCGTGGTCCTTCAGCATCTCCTGAATCCCGCCCAAGATGGTGGTGGTCCGGGCCTCGAATCTGCCCAGCCCGTTGGCGATCTTCCACAGTGCAGCAACGCCACCGCTACCTAGGCCGATGGCTGCTATGACGATTTCTGGTCCCACAGTCAGATGGTTGCTGTCTCAGTCTGCCGAGCACACTGCTCGCAGAGGCTGATCAGCGAGTCGTCGCGGGAGTGTGATGCGTATGGGTCAATGTCTAGCGCCAGCAGGGAGCGATAGAGCTCTGAGCTGAGCACAGCTGGATTAAGGGCAGCCGGTGTGTAGCCAGGGTCGGACGGGATCATGGCGGTCAGAGGATGGTGTTGAACGACGGGATTGTGATGGCGCGGTTGACGCTGATGCCAGCCTTGAAGCTGCGCAGGCCCACATTCAGGCCCTTGCTGCCATCGGTGGTGATTACTGGGTTGTCGCCGGTGGGGTAGCCCTCACCCGGCAGCGTGGATAGATCATTGAAGTCAGGGCGAGCAGTTGAATCGGCCGCTCCAGCAGCAATGCCGGCCTTCTGGAAAATGCTCTTGCCGTTGTTGGCACCACTGCCGGGTGACAGGCTGAAGGTGAAACCCGCCTCCGGTGTCGCCACACCCAGATTGCCGCCCAGCACACCACGGGCCTTGGTGCTGTTGTGCCCATTGCTGCCGAATCTACCAACAAAGCCCTGCAGCCTTGGCCCTGGAGTTGCCGATGTTTCCCCGACGCTTTGCCAGACATTTGTGGTTGTGAACTTACTAGGGGCGTGAATGAACTGATCAAAGAATGGCCCGCTGCTGTCATTAGCTGGCACCTGCCCTGATGATGTCAGCAGGTGGATGTGATTAGGCAACAGCTTGCCGGTACTGTCTTGGTAGTAGCTCCAGGTGTTGAAGGAGGTTCCAAGATTTGCCCTTAGGCTTGAATCGCCACCAAAGCTCAATGCGATGTCTTTCGGGTCGCCAGGCGCAGGGGCGATGAAAGTGTGATACGTCTGCTCCCATGTCCAGGGGGCGGAAACGGCAGAAGATCCGTAATGAGCGTCCCCCGCCTGTGGGAGATCTCCGATTGAGGCGTTACTAACACCCGCAAACATTCCAGCGGTAGTAATTTTCGTTTTCCCCCTGAAATAGATATTGGCAATTCTTGGTTCAATCGTTCCCTGAATAGAGACAAGAGCGCCCCTGGTTCCACCGAGAGAGTCTTTACGGCTGGGCAAACCAGGCCCAAACACGCAGTCTCGAATTGTACCGGCGTCGCTTTTTTCACCCAGCAACACAAAAAGATGACTCTCCGCATATGCTTGATAATTTGCGCTGCGAGAGTTTGCCGTATAAATTGCATTCAAGAGCGTGTCAACGTTTGTAGATGTATTAGTCGTGTACGCACTGCTTGACGGATAGACAAATCCAGTTGAATTGCCGATCAAAGTTGTAGCGGGGAGATTCCCCTGAGCAACAGCTTTGATCAGGTGAGGCAGCCCGAGGAAGTGGAAACCTCCCTCAAAGTCAAAACCCTTCCCGAATCTCATGTTCAGGGGAATACAGGCAAGGTGGAACTGACCACTGGAATCAGCAGATGGCCTCAGGAAAATGAAGAAGCTGTAAAAATTAACTGAAGTGCTAAAGTCGTCATAGCCACTACCGTCAAAATAATTGTTCTCAACAGTGCTCGTCCCGATGTTATTACTGGGCCACTTAAGACCGGCAAAGTTCGCAGTATAGGCAACAAACTTTACATTGCAAGTCCAGACAGAGGATGGATTGTAAAGCCCCGGCGCCATCCTGATCTCTGCGGTGCGGCTGCTGCCACTGAGCAGCGCGTTGGCATAATCCGAAGCCAGCGCCAGTGTTGGCACTGCATCAGCCGGCACGGTCGGAGGCGTTTCAAGCATCTGATCCAGGGTGCGACTGGGCGCCCCCTGCTTGACGTAGATCGGCACTGACGTGGTACTGGCACTGATCAATCGCTGCGCAATCATCCAGCGGTTCAAACCACCAATCGTTACCGCTTTAGGGTTAGCCTCAATTGATGCATCACTGCTGGCAATCTCCAGGTTGTTTGTTTCCGTCAGCTCAGCGAAGCTGGCCAGCTCGACAGCACCGGGGCGGATTGTCTTCGCCCTGGCTGCATCTGAGTACGTGGCCTGACCCGTGATCTCCAGATCCTGCACGACTGCAGTGCCGCCAACTTGAATGCCATTGGGAAAATCGGTGCGTTGCGCATCGTCAATACCCAGGCCGCCCAAGCTCTCAGGGCTAATCGTGGCGCCCGTTGCAATATCTTCCAATCCACGCGGCGACACCTCATAGCCATCTTCATTGCTGCCCTTTGGCACCACACGCCCACCACCTGAATTGGTGAAGTAGTACGTGAACTTGTTGAACTCGCTCATGTCCTGCTGCACTGCAGGCATGGCCTTCGAGTAGTTGCCGAATCCGGCCCACTCCCATTGGTGGTTGTACAGCCGAATCGTCGATGGCCGGCGGAACTCAACCGCCCAGTTACCGCGACCTGTTGCAGCACCGCCTGATGGTGCCGTGGGGAAGTCCGTGGTACTGGCTGGATTGAGTTCCCGGGCCGCTGAGGACTTCGGCACCAGGGCAGCGTGTGCAGCCGCCTCGGAGAAGCCCAAGGCGCGAAGCATGGCGTAGATGCCTAGGTAGTCCGTCCCGGTGCGGTACTGCTGCAGCACTGGACCTGCAGTTGTCCAGACCGTTGTCCAGTTGATGCCCAGCGAGGTGGAGTCTTCGAGGTCAGACGTGTCGGTATCGAACGTCAGGATCGGCGTCTCCTGGCTGATGGGATCCTCCGGGTTGAAGTCGCTCGGCATATGCACAAATGCCTCACCCCAGAGGGCCGGATCAGGCGCCGCGCCGGTGCTTGTCATCGCCACCTTGGCCTGCCAGTGCTTGCCGGCATGATGCACCACTGTGCCCTGCCGGTAAAAGGAGTCAGGGGCGTATGCCTTGCTGGCGGCACCACGCCTGATCGTCAGCTCTGCTGTCTTCGTCACACCAGCACCAGTCGCAGGGCCAGTGCCGACGGCGGAAACGATCAGCACCTCCTCTCCACCAGGTGCTAGCACCCTGCTGATTGCCCCACCAGATCGCGCCGGATCGGTTTGCAGCACCGCGTCACGCTGCGGCAACCTGGCGCTGGCGGTGTTCGATAGCACCAAAGACAGCCGGCGCTCGGCCACGCTACGGGTATCCACCACGCGGCGGATGTAGACCCTGCGACCTACCACGGCAGTGCCTGCCGGCGAGTTGGTGCCACTCTGCAGTGGCTCACCGGTGATATTGATCACCGCTGGCGTGGTGCTGCTCCATGCCGCGCTGGTCAGCGTTGCACGCCAATCAGCGCCATTGGGGTTGTCAATCCAGATCCGCGTATCACCGGCCAAGCTGTAACCGGCAGCAGACAGAACAGCGGGAACCGTCGTTGAGCTGGTATCAATCGCCAGACCATTTTCCAGCGTGATGGTCGAACTGGTGACACTGGCGACCACGCCCAGGTCAATGCGGCGGATGTTGCCAAGCTTCTCACTTGGGTTCAGCGGCACCTTGATGCGACTGATCGCCCAGTTTTTATCCTTAGCAAATGCAGCGCGTTTGTAACCCTTCGCCAGCGCTGAGCATCCACCAAATGTAGAATTGCCGGAGTTGTCGGTAATCTCACCGCCATTATCCGCCATCGTCACTTCAGACTGGCCAATCCCGAAGATTGATACCTTCTGGATGTAAGCATCATTGACGGCTGAGATATGCCGCGTCTGACGCGCTGGGTTGCGACGCAAGCTGTCAGGCGCAGCGTCGATGTACTTCTGATAATCCTGGGAAGTATTGGTCAGTGAAACCCAGTTGCCACTTTCATAGACTTGCCAGCAGCGCATGTCCTTCTGCTGGTTGGTGCCGGTGAAATTGGCGCATACCATCGATTTAAGACCGGCGATCTTGTCGCCATCCCAGAATGCGCCGCCCATTCCATATTCAGACCGCACAGACCAGTTGAACATATACGGGCTGGCGCCAGCAGTTGTATCCCACGCTGAGCTTGGCGCTTGTGACTGATTGATCGGTCCAACAATCTGATACTCGCTGGGGCGTGCCACCAGCAGCGCGTTGGCCAAGTCAGCGCCACCGCCGACAGCGCTCTGCACCTTGCTGTAAAACGCCGTCAGTTCCCCCTGGCTGGCGGGATGGAACGTGTCGAGCAGGTGGACAGATTCGGTGTGACCGATCTTGTCCATCGTTGTGGCATTGAAGAAAAACCCAGTGCCCGACACCTTTAGGATGGCGCGGCGGTTGCTGTAATCCGCTGCCTCATCCTCCACAGCCGGCACCCAAGATGGCCGCAGACTGCTTTTACGCAGATCCTGCCCGTGCATTGAGCATCCACGCGGCAGCAACACGCCGCCGGTGGTTGGGTTGAACGCAATCAGCTCATCAATCGTCGGATCCTTAGACGTGCCCCAGCTCGCCAGGCTGGTAGACCCACTGCCAGGGTTGTTGTGAACAACATGAACACCACCGCTAAGCACGATGGTCACGCAATCAACGTGAGCGCGTGGGTCGTTGTAGCTGTACCAGTTCTTGCTGGTGATGATCGCTGCTTCGATCGCAGCGCGGTTGATTGTCTTGAACGGACGCGCAGCCGTATAACCACACTCCAAACGCTGCAGCTCAATGCGCTTCAGTTTCTGCGCAATGATCTGCTCATCAGTGCCACTGGTCTCAAAGCTGTTGTATGCGCCACCGACGAAACGATCAGAGCCGATGTACGGATCAACGTACAACGTGAATGGCGCATTAAGTGGATCAGCTGCAGCCAGCGCACCAGCCACCACGGATGGATTGCCACCCAGCTGGCGCATCATGTCCAGCAGCGCCGCGATCTGCTCCTTTGCCACCGCCTGACTGGCAGCCACATCGAGAGCACCGCTTTGACCCGCTCTCTGCAGCTGGCTCATGTCCGCCTGATACCTTGATTCCTAGCTTCAGGCTATGGAGCCTCTTTCGCAATCCTGATTCGACCCGTGGCGATGAACTCGCCGGTGAGCCTGATCACATCCGTTGCCTGCGTGTTGACCGACGTGCGACCCATCAGGATGTCGGTTTCATAGAACACCCGCTCCTTCACATGCTCGGCAACGGTGCTGGTGCGCTGATCCATCAGCTGGAACCGTGCGCGTGCCTTGCTGCCCTGCGCTGTCAGCATCATCAATTTCAGCAGCCCCAGGCCGCTTTGCTCACCTGCTATCCGGCTGTGATCCACCTCACCGTTGAAGCTGCCAGCACCACGCAGGACACCCTTTGCCGTCTCGCCAAATGCCTGACCGATTGCGGTTTCATCCAGCTGCGTTGCATCCATCTCAAACACCCAGCCGGTCAGATCGCACTGCACCAGCCAGCCGCGTTGCTCAGCGTCAGATGCCGCAGCAGTCAGCACCTCAGGCACTGCAGCTAGGCTGGCTGCCGGTTGCTCACCGTCCGGGATCGGCATCCCTGTGATTGCCTGCAGCAGTTGCAGCGCCGCGGCGGCATATTCTCCCCCAGCACCCAGCGTCACCAGTGACGATCCCGCTAAGGTGGTGATCCGACCACCGCTCAGGGTGGTGATGTGTAGGGAGATGCCAGCAGCAGTTGCCGGCAGGATCAGCATGGTACCGGGTGAGACATTGTGCAGCGGTATCAATCCCTGGCTGCCGCCATTGATCGCGTCGATCTCACTGCTGTAGAACCGCACATCATCGAGTTCATCGCGGTGAATGAACGCAGTGGTGAACTGCTGCAGTCCAACCGTGGCGGCTGACTCCCAGAATGGCTGCGTAGGGTCTGCACTCCAGAATCCACCGCCTGCACTGCGCGCCGCCAGCGCGGGGCCCACAGCTGCATCACCGCCAGGCCAGAACGCATGACCGTCTGGGCATGGCGCCGCACCATTGAGGCCAACACCTAGCGGCACGCCGCGCAGACTCAGCAGCAGCACCTCATCACCCGACTGGAATGCCTGATCTGACAGGTCCAGTGATGGTGACGCACCACGCTGCAGCCTGGCATCATCAAGCGCTGTCGGCGCCGGCCACTCCCTGCTCAGCTCGACAATGCCCTTGCGGCCCTCGACAGCCATCAGAACGCACGGCTGGGTTTGCCGCTGATCACAAAGCTGATATTCACCGACACGCTCTCTCCCAAGCTCTGGCCGATACCCTGGCTGTTGATCAGCACCGGACCGGACAGCTTCCTGCTACTGCCCTTGTGGATGACCATCTCCAGGTCATCCAGCTGTTCGCCATCATCAAAGATTCGATTCATCAGATCCACGGTCGGCTGATCGTCGATGCGATATCGCACCACTGCCGAACCGCTCGTGGTGCGCTTGCCGTATGCGAACTCATCATCCATGTCACCGATGCCGGTGGTATCCAGCGTTGCCCGCTGTGTTTCCATGGTGATGTTCACCACCTTGGCAACCTTCTGGCCCCGGAATCGGATCTCGCCGTGCGTGCTATTCGGAACCGTCATCGGATGCTCGACCGTTCCTCACAGCCTAAGCTCTGCCCTGAATGTGCAGCGGCAGCTGATTCGCTTCCCGCCCTGCACACGACTGCCCTCTGGCGGTGCTGCCCAGTACCACCGCAGCCCGCCGCCGGGCGTCAGCAGCTGCGCATCCGTCAACCCCTTACCAACAATTGCCGGGAACGTCACGTCATCCATCGGCCCGCGGGCGGCGCTGTGCGCGTCCTTGATCTGCTGGTAGGCGGCCTGCGTGATGTTGTCAAACGTCAGCGTCAACGGCGCATCAGATGGCTTGTCGCCCCACAGCCTCACGCTCCGCACGCCGCTCTGTGATCGTGATTCAGTAACCGGCCAACTGCCCTCGCCGAACTCATGCGCAGTGGGCTGAATTGCCGGGAACTGCACCGTCATCGTTCAATCACCCATGCGCTGGCTTCATCCCAGTCTGCAGCCACCAGCAGGATGCCCTGGGCATTGGTTGGCATGTGCACCGCCTCGATCTGGTAGGCGCCCTGATCGGATGGCGTGATCCGGCTGATCTGGTACGTGCGCACCTGCGTTGATACCTGCTTCACCGTGAACACGATGCCAGCTGGTGATCCGATGCCGCCACTGATTGACAAGGTGGCTGCATCGTTCACGTTGCCGCTGCCGCCCCAGCTGATCACGTTGTAAGTGCCATCCGCCAGCGTCGTCGTGCTCACCACAGTGCCATCGCCCAGCACTACGCCATTGTTGAACTGGTCGTAGACCGTGGTGTCCATCGCCACGCGGATCAGATCGCCAGGCCCCACGCCGGTGCTAATGCCCTCAAGGCCGTCGTAGGTGGTGCGGAACCTGATCGTGTGATCCCGCAGCCGACGCATCCGCAGCGTGAACTTGGCAACATCAATCGCATGGTTCTCATTGGTGCAAAAGTCGCTCAGGTCGATTGCCTCCATCGGTAGCGCATCGCTGCCGTACGGCGCCGCCTCGCGCACCAGCACCTCACGCTCAAGCGGGAACAGGCCAGGATTGGCAGGGTTGGTGCTGCTGCGTTCCTGCCGCCACTTCACGCTGATCCGCGCCGCCTGCCGTTGCTCTGGCGGGGTTGACTCAAACTGGAAGCTTCCATCCTCAATGTTCCCGGCAGTGAACAGCGCACGATGCGTCACGGCGTCAAACGTGATGAACGGCACTAGGTCGTAGCGGCCATTCACCTCTCGAAAGTCCATCAGCATCGCGCCAGCTGTGTCGGCGATCCATTGGCGGGGTGCTTCCTGGCTGATGATTACGCCACCATCAAAGAAGTATTTCCGGTCCTGGCACCACTGCGCTGCTGATGCAAAGTTGACAAGGTTGATCAGATCATCACTGATGCTGCCAGGCCCATACTTCGCGTTGGTTAGTCGATCCAATGCCAGATCAGGCAGCAGATGTGATGGGCCGGTTGCGAGATTGTTCAACAGTCGCCGCACCTCAGTGCCGCCAGTCACGTACGCTGACAGCTGGCTGAACTGCCGCCACTCATACGCTGACGTGGCATTCACGCCCAGCAGCGCAATCCCGCTGTACTGCGGCGCGGTGGCGTTCTGCACAATCTCATTAACGTAGACGATCTCATGCTCAGGTGAATCTGTGCTGGCTTGAATCTCGTCATAGATGAAAAATTCAGCCAGCTTGCCCCATGCGTCGGCATAGTTGTTGTTACTGTCAGCATGCGGCAAACCCATATTGGATCGCCTGGTTTGCCGCAACCTGAACGCCTGTTCATTGCGGCTGATTGTGCGACCGTTGAATGTAGCGCGCACCGTGCGCCCGCCAGCTGTAGACGTTACCGATTGCACCGTGCTCATGCGACTGTCAATCACATACAACGTGCTTGCAGTCACAAGGTTCCGCACCTCCCATCCAGTGAGTGGTTCAACAATCCATTCCCATGAGTCAAGCGTTGGAAACTGCAGCCGCAGATAATTGAAAGATGCCTGCTGGTCAACGCCAACAAATCCAAACACCTGATCCAATGGTGTAAAAGCTGACTCCGACTGTTTGCGGTACAGCACACGCACAAACGAGTAGCGTTCACTAACGCCAATCAGCTGCCCGCTCTGATAGTTGTCAACCTTGAGCGTGTTGCCGCGGCGAATCGTGTCACCTTCGCGGTTCAGGCATGCCCTGCCATCGGCATCGGCAAACGACAACGCACCACGGAACCGCAGGATGCCATTCAACCGAATGCCCAGCGTTGAGCGAATCCCCAGCTCAACGATTCGGCATTCGCGTGTGGTGGCGCCAGTGGCCACCGCAACACGCATGATATGCGGCCCGTTAGTGGCCGTCTGCCGGGTCGGTGTTTCCGTCAGACCGTTTTGATTCAGTATGGCCTCCGTGACCGTTGCAGCCGCACCAGGTCGCACGATCCTGAACGTAGCCTCGATCCCCTGGCCGCTGCCTGATGCCTCAAGCTCTGCGTCGCTGCGGAACACCGCATCCGATGGCGTGCGGCCGGTGCATACTGCCAGTGCTGAACCGATCTTGTAAAGCTCCCCCACGGCAATTGCGTCATCCCACGCCTGTTGCCGCGCAGCTACTGACGCAGCAGCATCGTCTGCAGACTCGCTATACAAATCAGATTCGGAATAGTCAAACGCCATCGAGGCGCGCAGACGGTTGGGACTGGTCAGCGTCTGCACAGGGCCAGAGCCATCTGCAACCTGCAGTTCAACATCAACCCGCGTCGTTAACGTACTCTCGTTGATGCCGGTGCCGATGCTGACCGATGCAGTCTCGTTGATAAAATCAACAGAGATCAAATCGCTGCTGTTGTTGCGGATAAACGTGCGGCTGTTGCGCACCCTCACGATGGCGACAAACTTGAGCTGAAGATCGATGTCTCGCGCAGTATTGCGAGCGGTGACCCAATACTTGATCTCATACCGCCCAACGGCAGAATTAACGTACAGATTGGCGATAGTGTCTACGTTGATCGTTGCATCAGCCGTTACCGTCTTGGCTGTAGTGTTCACGGTCGGGCTACCAACCGTAACAGCGCCCTCCAATGCTGCCTGGGTGATAGCAGTGCTCACGCCAGGAATCACCTGATTGTAGGCCGGCTCCTGATATACATCTTCAAGGTTGCGCAGCTCGTGGTCTACTGTCCAGGTGTCGCCTTCTTCGACCACTGATTGGAAAATGGTCTCAAAGTCGCTACCTGGTAGCAGCTTGTACGTGACAACATCATTAACGGCACCGAACGATCCGCTAGTGATACCAGATCGCGTTGAGAAGAAGGCGCGAAACTTGGCACGCTGCACTTGAGTTGTATCATCCAGATCGCACACCACCTCGGCGTCACCATCGTCCCCCTTTGGCTTGAGGCTGGCAGTCACACCAGGCCGCACCGTAGGATTCAGCTTGAATCCAAGGTTGTTGCCAATCGGGCTATACACGCCGAATGTTGTCGACGTTGCGGGCTTCACTGCTGAGCAAAAATCAGGCGCCCAGTTGTTATCAACCGACTGCACCTGAAACACATCGCCAGCGCCGGCATTGATTGCATTGCCTGCATCAGCAGTAGCAGTGCGGCCAACAATTCGATTGTTACTACCAATCCGCCCGCCATTGTCGCGGTAGTAAATCGTGATGCGGCTGCCGATCTCGTTTGCCTGGCTGCTGCCTAGGTCATACACGCCGATTGCGTTGTCGCCAATCGCAAAGCCCTGATTGTCAATACTCGAAACCCTGCCCTCCGCCAGCATGAACACTGCGCGAAGCATCTGGCTCCCGCCAAGGCTCCAGATTTGAGACCATAACAGCGTTGCATTCACGCGCACGCCGCCATAGGTCACGCCGTTGATCGTCTCACGATTGGCATAAACCACTGGTATCGGCTCGCCAATGCTGGCCACCGCCTGCACGGCATCAAAGCCAACCCGCGGGGCGAATGATTGCAGATTCGTTTGTGACTCTCCAGTGCGGTTGCGTGCCTTCAGCTGCGCAGGCTTGGCCTGGGTGACAGTTGGCGTCAACAGCGTGCCGATCAGCTGCAGGCCGACGGCAATCACGATCTGAATTGCAATGCTCACCGGATCAAGACCCGCCACCGCCGCCGGCTGCGGCGCACGCTGGGCACGATCGCGCACCTCATCACGCCAATACTCAAACTGCTCATCGCTCAACCCGAGCAGCTCGGCTAGGTAGCGATCAGATGGCAGCATCCCGCGGTCTCCAATACTCCAGTCTCATCACCCGTTGCGCAGCGCTGAACGGCAGCCACTGCACACCACGGCGATGATTCACAGTCAACACACCACCGTCAACGACGATGCCGATCCCCATGCCAGCAGCATGGCGGTGGAGCAGCAATGCGCACGGCTCAAGGTGGCATGGTTCCATTGTGCGGCGCCACTCGCGCTCAAGTTGATCCCACTGCCCTGCCGCCGCCATCGTGAACCACTGCGGGTCCAGTGGTGGCATCGATAGCCCAGCAGCAGTTCGCACCTTATGCACCATCACCAAACAGTCAACACCGATGCCGTCATCTGGATCAGCACCGATCACATGCGGCAGGCCAGCATCAATCCAGCGGATGTAGTCGATCACTGCAGAGTCAGTGTGCCGCTGGTTGGCAGCGCACCCACCAGCGACTGATTCAGCACCCGGCCGCCTGGTGCCTTCACCGCATCCAAGGGGCTGGCCAGCTGCAGTGTCACGAACGCATCGTTGGTGCTGTGCTGCACCTGCTGCGACGACCAATACTCGACCACCAACAGTTGGCCGGGTTGCAGCGTTGCGCGGTTCACCTTCACGGATCGCACCTCCAGCAACCACTCCTCAGCAGCAGCTTCAGCGAAGACATTCATGCTCAGAGCAGAGATGCCGGCACCCAAGGCGGCCTCCGATCGATCACCACCTCTGGTGCTGCTGTTCGTGGCAACAGCAATCGGCAGATACGGATACTGCAGACCGTTATGCGTGATCACCTGATCAATAAAGAAGTTCTGCGCCGCCCAGCTGGTGTAGGTGCCATTGCGGCGCTTGAATCGCATGAAACTGCAGACTTCCATCAGCTCATCCCCACTGCGCGGCGCGCTGTTGGATTGTTGATCAATCGTTTCTGCGCGAGCTCAGCACCACGTTGCGCCGACTCGCGGCCGATGCGCTGCGCCTCCTCCCGGGTGACCACATCAAGATCGCCAACGCGAATAGTCTCAAAGCGCACGTCGATGATGGCGCCGTTTGCGACGCGATCACCAGCAGCGCCGCCGGTGGTGTCGCGCTGGAATGGCACCGTGAGGCCCTCCATGCCGCGCTGAAACGGCACCGCCAGGTCATTGTCGCCACGGGTGGTCACGTCACGCTGGAACGGCACTGCCAGCGCCTGCAGACTGGCATTGTTGAGTGCCTCCAGCGCCTCGGTGGCCTCAGCCGGGATGATGGTGCCGGATTGATACGGCACGAACAGTTCAGGGCCACGCTCACCGACCTTGTACGGCTGGCCGGCCATGGTGGGGCCACCGACTGCGCGACCGACCATTGCGCCTGGGTTGAAGCTGAACGCAGAGGCGGATCCTGGTGCCTGGAATGGACCGGTCGTGCTCGGCTGAAACGACGTTCCTAAAGCGCTGGAAGTAAAGCCGGCAAACATCCTGGCGATGCCAATTGCGATGTACTGCGCAATCATCTTTTTTGCTGCATCCAGCAATGCACTAGCAACGCCGTTTAGGAAGTCCACAAAGACCTCCTTGGCTGACTTGGCACCAGTCACAACCTCTGCCAATCCACGTGTCGCCAGGTCGGCGGCAGCATCAGCAGCGCCACCAATTGCCGGGTACTTCTCTAGGATTTCATCCAACACTACGCGTTGCTGCTCCAGCTGGTTGTATGCAGTTGGCATTGCGACCTGATCCATGAACTCCTTAAACAGGCGAGTCCGTTCCTCATAGACCTTGTTGAGATCCTGCTCAGTCTTCAGTTGAAGATTTGCTAGTGCATGACGTTCTTCCGCCTCAAGTCGCGCAGTCTGCTCTTGCAGGCTGTTCTCAATGCCAAGCCTCTGCGCTTCCTTGTCGAGGTCTAATGCCTCTGCCTTAAGCTGCCGATACTGCTCTTTGATGTTGTTGGCTTCATAGGCATTTTCAATCTGGATGCGTTCTTCATCAGAGGCTGCCTTGAGCAGTTCAGTTTCCTTGTTCAGCTGAACAACCGAATCAGTGCGCGCCTTGATTGACTCTTGGATTTTTTCAGTAAGCTGATCCTGCGCCTGCTTGAGTTTCTCGGCGGCTTGTTGTTGTTCGTCAATAAAACTGACCACGCCACTTGCGCCTTCAAGGTCGCGTAGTAAACCAGCGGTGATCTGAGGATTGGTGCCAAGTTGACGCCCTGGGCCATGAAAGAAGTTCTGGCCTTGGGCGCGGAGAAAGTCGCCTGACATCATGTTGCCGTATTGGCTGATGCCTTTGAAATACAACCTGCTGTTAACGTCCTGCACTGACTGCGAAAGCAGTTCAGGATTCAGCAGTTCAGCCTTTACCTGCTCAAATCGTGAGCGACCATATAGGTTGGGGTTGACAACCTGCGCACGACTGCGCCCAAAGTTGGGCGCATACTGCCCCGGTTGGGTGACAACATCAACCAGGTTGGACGGGAACTGCCCCGACCTGGACCGCGCTAGGATATTGGCAAACACATCAGTACGGCCACGGGGATCCGGGCCGCCATACTCACCGATTGCTGTGTTGACCGCTGCAGCAATCTCGGCATCAGTAAGGCGGAGCAGCTCCTTTACGCCTTTGGCCGCCGCCGCGCCAGCCTCCTTAGCCCCACCACCTCCAGCCGGAGCGGGCGCGCTAGGGGGCGGTGCACCTGTGATCTGCTGCGCACGGGCGAACGCCGCATCGCGGGCACCGGAAAAGCGAGACACGTACGCACTTGATGCCTGATTCCTGCGCGTCACCGCAGCGCTCGGCGTGTAGGTCAGTCCCCGGCGCTCGGCCATCGCCTTGGCCGCGGCCTCTGCATCCTGCACACCCACCAGCCCGGTGAGCAACTCGTCAAGGCCCTCAATCGCAAACTTCACGCCGACCGTGATCAGGCCGATCTTGCCCAGCGTGCCCAGCACCGTCAGCAGTCGGCCGGCGCTGGTGGCTGCGGCGGTTGACGCGGTGGCGGATGCGGTTGCCGAGGCTGTGTATGCGTTCAGGGCTGCAGTGGCGGCACGAATCCCACCAATGGCGTTCATCGCCGTGGTCAGGCTCACGACGGCCACACCAGTCGCCGCTGCTGCCACGCCCACGTTGCGCACCGGCTCGGGGAGCTTGTTGACTTCCTGCAGCAGCTGGGTTGCCGCCCTGGCCATCGCCAGCGCCGTGGGCAGCAGCGCCTCTCCGATCTCAATCTGCAACTCCTGCCCCGCAATCTGCAGGTTGCGGAACTGCTGCGCCGGGCCTTTCATCGCCTCAGCCAGCTTGGGGGCGCCGTTGCGCTCAATCCGCCCGAGAGCGGTCAGCACGATGTCGCCGGTGATCCTGCCCTCTTTCGCAAGCTCGCGGATCTGGCCGATCGGCACGCCCATCACCTCGGCGATGCCCTGCACCACCGCCGGGGTCTGCTCAAACACGCTGTTCAGTTCTTCGCCGCGCAGGACGCCGGTGCCGAGTGCTTGGCTCAGCTGCAGAAACGCTGCGCTGGCCTCAGCCGACGTGGTGCCGCTCAGTTTGGCCGCCGTGTTGAATCCGTTGTAGACGGTGCTGATCTCCTCCAGCGTCAGCCCGATTGGCCGCAATCTGGCGTAGATCTGGGCAAACTCCTGATTGGTCTGCGTTTGCGCAGTGCCGAACTTCTGCGCGGCTGCAGTGGCCGTGGCCTGCACCCGGCTGTAATCGTCGAGGCCCTGCGACAGCGACCTCAGCCGCCGCTCTGATTCCTCACTCGCCACCACTGCGCTGAGTGATCCGCCGATAGCCCTGCCAGCGCCGATGGTGGCCAAGCTGCTGGCAAGACCTGCTGCCAGCCTGCGGCCCAGTGAATCGCCGGCAGCCGTCGCCGTCCCATCCAGCCCGCGCAGCTTCCCTTCGAGCTTCTGGATCTCCGCGCCATACCGCTGAAACTCCCTGCTGCCGATCTTGGCCTGTTCCTGAAGGCCGCGAAATGCGCCGATGCTGCTGCGGATGCCGGCGATCGTGTTGTCATTGGCGCGGGCGAACTGGAACGTGGCCGCCCGCAGGGTGCCCATTTCCCGCGCTGTGGTCTGGCTGCCCTTGGCCAGATCCTGCAGCGACTTTTTCACCCGGTCGATGTTGCCGCCGCCCTTCACCTCGGCCGACAGCTTGATAGCAGTCTCCAGGCTCATCCGGGCCATTGATTATCCGATCGCCAGTCCTAGCGTCAGGCTACTGATCCGCCCGCATCACCCCCAGAAACTCCCGCTCCACCAGCCGCAGATCCTCCAACAGCCACAACCGGTCATGACGCTTCACACCCTCATCCTTGGCCCACAGGAAAAACACCTGGTAGTCAAGTCCTACGGGCCCATTCATTCCCATCCGCCACTGGGTCTGCAACTTCATAAACCACCCGATCGCCTCGACGTTCTCCGCCAGCAGGCCGAACGTCTCTGGCCGCTGCTCCACCTCAGGCACCGCCAGGCCGAACACCGCTGCAGCATCAGCCGCATCCTTGCCGTTGTCAGCTGGGTCGCCCTTCGCGGCAGCGGCGAGGAACCGCGCCGCGTCGATCAGTTTTTTGACCGGAATCCTCCGGCTTTCGCAGCGGCCTTCTCAGAGGGCTGACCCAGGCTCTCCAGCCATGCCTTGAAGATCGCAGCAGCAGCGCCCTGCACCCGGTAGAGCTGGGCCTTGGTGGCGTCACTGAACTCGATCGGCTCGCCATCCTTGTCCACCACCTCATCACCCCAGCCGCAGAGCACCTCATCGGCCAGGTCCTGATAGGTGCAGGGCAGCGGGTCGCTCAGCGAGGACTCTTCATCCTTGGCGTAGCCCTGCAGCGCCTCGATGCGCTTGCGCATCGCCACCAGCATCTGATTGTGCTGATCCTGCAGCGCCTGCGCGTCCTGCTCATCCAGCACGCTGAAATGAGCGGTGAACTTGTAAGGCTTTTTGACTCCACCTTTGGCCGGCAGGTCAACACTCACCGGCCACTCGATGTAGTCGGGCTGGAACAGGTGGAACATGGCGAATCAGAAGAAGATCAGGCGGGTTTCGTCGTTCTGGGTCTTGGGCAGTGCGGTGAACGGGATCTGCAGCATGTCGTTTCCGTCCGAATCGCTGAAGCTCAGGTCACCGCTGATGGCGCACTTCGGCGCAAAGAAGATCGAGCTCTGCGTTGCAACCGTACCTTGCTGCACAACAAACGGACCATCACTGGCGCCGCTGTTGTCAGCGGCAGCAGTGAAGTAATCTTTCGTTGCGACAGGCGGGTTTTCGATCGTCAGCGTGCCGTTCGGGTTCGGACGATCGTTGATGCGGGCTTGAGGCTCGCAGTTGATCAGCGAACGGAACGACGTGGTAAGCCCCCAGTCGAACGTAAAGCCCTCCGTGCAGGGACCGTAACCCTGGAACCGGAGCGCCTTGGTGTGGCGCGGGGTGACGGGCACCGGCTCAGCCTGGTTGCCGTAGGTGAAGCTCTCAGTGCTCTTGGCAGTCGGGGTGACGTACTTGCCGATGCCGGTGATCGTAAACGTGCCGTAGCCGTTTAGCGGGCTGTTGATCGCCGGGCTGCCACGGAAGCCCTCGATGCGATGCACGTTCTGATCTTTCACCGCCACCAATGTGCAGCTGGAGCCATTGCCAAACGTGCTGATCGGCTGATACAGCGACAGTGCAGGGATCTTGTAGGTGCTGTCGCTGCCAGCCGTGAATGCTGCAGTGGATGGCACCACCGTAACCTCGCGTGTGGTGCCGTTGTGCGCCACAATCACCCCCTTGTGAGTGTTACCCGTACCACTGGTGATCTCGATCGGGAAACCAACGTAGGCATCACTGGCCGGGTTGCTGCCGCCCAGGTCCGCCAGTGTGATGGTGTTGGCGCCACCTGCAGTGGCTGTGCCGGTGATCTCCGCAACGCTTGCCAGGTTCATGCCGGCAGCCAGCAGCAGCGGCGAGAAACGCGGCGCGGTAGCAGCAACACCAGAGCCGCCCCACTCAAAGGTGATCGTGACCGCAACATGCTCATTAGTGAGCGGTTGACGGTCAGCACCAAGGAATCCCTTGATCAGGTTGCGTTCAACGCGATTACCGGTGATGGGGTTGACATCCATTGAGATGAATTTGACCGCATCAGATGCACCGATCGCAGATGCGAGCGTGCCGTATGCAGTTTCCGTCTTGGCCAGCAGGAAGCTGTTGCGGATCAGGAGAGCAGTCATCAGTCCTTGGTGGCAGTCTTGACAGGCTTGGCGGGCTCAGCAGGTTCAACAGGTGCGATGGCCTCAGTAGCGGGCACCATCTGACCGCTGGGCAGCATCACGTATTCACCGGACTGGCCGTGATGCTCAAACGATGAATCTGCCGCCATGGGATGGGGTGAGCTTCCGCACCATCAGGCTATGGAGCCAGATTGATGGCATCATCTCGGGTGCGGTAACGGATCAGGAAGCGATGGCCGATCCATCCAGCGGTAGCGTCAGCTGGTTCATACTGCGGCGCCCAGCCATCAGGCTGTACGTCATGCGCTAGGCCGCCGAGGCTGCGGTCAGCCATCATCCGGGCGTGAAGGTCAACGCCGATCGGATCAGCCAGCTGATCGGGGACATCACCGCGAACGTATATTTCAATCAGCACCGGCAATGCCTGATCCAGACGCCCCAGGCTGGCGCCGGTGGTGCGTGGTGCGTTGATCGGGTTGTCCTCGCCAGGGCTGACGGTGATCGCTGGCGATTCTGAGCGGCTGTATGCCTGTGTTCTGGAGCGGTAGATCCTGCTGCCCACCAGCACGGTGCCGGGTAGCACGCTGGTGGTGATGTGAGTAAGGATCTGCTCTCGAATGCTGGGTGCTGGGTTGGTCATGTCTCAGTGTTGGCAGGCAGCAGCGAGGCGATGAACTCCGCCGGCAGTGCGTATTGCTGCGCCATAGCGGCGATCTGCTGGAGCAGCTCAGGAGAGATACCGCCCACGCTCAGCACACGCTGCCAGAGGCCAACGAACAGCCTGGCGTCACCCTTGCTGGCTTCCGCCAATCCGATGCTCAGGCCATTGGCCAGTGCAGTCGGGATGTTGTCGTATAGCTCGGAGATGGCAGGGTTAGCGGCCAACTCAATGCCGAAACCCATCCACTGAGGCTCAGGGGCGTGGGCAGCGTCGTAGCGGGCCTGTTCCTCTGGGGTGGTGTCGCGCAGCGCCCAGTTGATCTCCCAACCGTTCTCCTCAAGGACTGGCGGCAGTTGCTCGACGGCCTGGAGGCGATGGTCGTAACCATCAGGCTGTGGGTTGATGGTGACAGGGAAGACGTTGAAGGGGACCAAATCTTCCGGGGTGGGTTCTGCCGGAAATGAAATGTTGGGGTGTGCCTTGCGGAGCTGCCAGAGGTTGTAGGGGTACTCGGGCTGACCGTCTGTAGTGATGTGGACGTAGTTCATGGGGTGGGTTCCTCCTGGGCGGACAGTTCGGCGACTTGTTCCGCGATCACGTCGCGGATGATGCGAGCGCGGAGTTGCTGACGGCATTCCTCATCGAGGCGGGCTTGGAGGTCGTCGCGAAAAGCGAGGAGGTCGGTGTTGTCAGCGTGCTCGGCGTTGATCTTGGCGATGGCCAAGCGGTAGTTGTCGATGTTGACTTGGTAGCCGAGAAGCTCTTGATTGCGGCCTTC